GGGAACTGCCGTTCTGTTTGAACGATTGAATTAGTTACAATGCCACGGACATCAACTTAAATCAATGGGGGGTCCATGAATTGGTCCTCTGAAGGCAACACGACGTACGCAGAACGCACTGCGAGTCGCGTAGCAGAGTACTCTCGAAACTCGTACAAGCAGTTAAACGAGATTGCCCCCCTTCCGAAGAGGAAAAACCCTCGGAGGAGAAAGAAGTGCGAGCGTGACCTGCTGAAATTCTGTGAGACGTACTACCCTGCAAGGTTTTCTCTGGAATGGAGTCCAGATCACCTCATATTCATCAACGAATTGCAGGATAGACTGCTAAATGGGGGCAAAAAGTCCCAGGCGATGCCCCGAGGGAGCGGTAAGACGTCTTTGGTCATCACTGCTGCCCAATGGGCCGCATTATTCGGTCATAGGTCGTTTTTGTTCCTCATAGCTGTGTCTGACAGCAAGGCAAAGCAGCTAATTGACGTCCTGAAGATGGATTTGACGACAAATGAGCTGCTTTTTGAGGACTTTCCGGAGGTTTGCCACCCTATTCGGAAGCTAGAGAACAAGAGCATTAAGACCAAGGCACAGACGTTCAAGAAGAAGTTTACGTCGTGTCAGTGGGCTCAGAATCGCGTCGTATTGCCTGATATCCCCAAGTCGATGAGCCGGCAGTGCATCTTTCAGAGCGCGGGGATCACGTCAGGTGAGATTCGTGGTGCGATATACACCACGCCATCTGGAGAGATGCGTAGACCCGACATGGTGCTCTTAGACGACCCGCAGGACGACGAGGTTGCCCTGTCGTTGGCCCAATGCGAGAAGCGTGAGCGATTGATCGACGGTGCGGTCCTCGGCATGGCAGGCCCAACTACGCAGATCTCAGCGTTCATGACTTGCACCATCATCGCAGACGGAGATTTAAGCTCAACGTACCTATCTCGCAAGAAGAAACCGGAGTGGAGAGGTAGTGTATGCGCAATGGTGCGTTCCATGCCTGACAATCTCTCTCTCTGGGACGAGTACAAGAACCACCGCGACGAGGAGTTGGAGGCGGGTGGCGACGGGAGTTCTGCTAATGCGTTCTACGAGCAGAATAGGGATGAGCTAGACAAAGGTGCAGAAGTTTCCTGGCCTGAGCGTGTCGAGGGGGGGTGTATCAGCGCAATCCAGACAGCGATGCACAAGTATCTGTATGTCCCGGATAGTTTTGCTGCTGAGTACCAGAACAGTCCCCTGGCGCAGGATGACACGAGTAAGCAACTGCTTCGCCCGGAGGAAATAGCTGCAAAACAGAACTCACACGCTCGAAGAAAGATACCTTCCGAATGCCACACCCTCGTGACGCACATCGACGTGCAGAAGAAGTGCCTTTATTACACTGTTCTCGCCGTCGAAGACCGGTTTTCATGTCACGTCATCGACTACGGTACTTTTCCCGAACAACGCGCGAATTACTACACGCTGACTGGAATAAGAAGTACGCTTGCTCGCAAGTATCCAGGGGCAGGACTGGAGGGGTCGATACACGCGGGACTGGTGGACTTGATCCAGAGTCTAGAGGATACCGAATGGAAAAAAGACAATGGAGATCTGTTAACGATCAATCTGGGACTCATTGACGCAGGGTGGGGGGAATCAACAGATGTCGTCCGTAAGGTGTGTCGCGATATCCCTCAGAAAGGACGATTTTTGCCGGCATTCGGTCGTGGTGTCCTGGCGACCTCCAGGCCACTTACGGCAACAAAGAAGAAACCGGGGGAACGTAGAGGCATTGGGTGGCGTCAGCTGCCTGTTGACGGAATGCCTATCAAGCAGGTCTTATTTGATACAAACATGATGAAGTCGTTTGCACACGAACGCCTGTCAGTTGCAGTGGGAGCACCAGGGTCCATGACTCTGTTCAAGGCGAAACCATCTATGCACAGAATGTTTTCCGAGCAATTACGCTCTGAGACTGCGACTGACGTTGAAGCGAATGGGAACAAGAAGAGAGAATGGAAGCTACGACCTGACCGACCGGACAACCACTTTCTCGACAATCTCGCTGGGTGTGTCTGTGCAGCGATGATTTCGGGTTGTGCGTTAGATGAGCATCAGACCAACGTAACCAAGCGAAAGCGGAGGAGAACGCTCAAGCTATGAGCATTGCTATGGCAAAGGCAAAGAAGCGTGGTCGCCCGAAGGGTTCCCGTACTCAAAAGCTCCCAGTGCAGCAGCACACACCCGACACTACCTGCCCGAAGTGTGGGTCCGTGGAGCGGGAACCGTACAACCATACGGTCACCAAGACCCTTGGAAAGAAGACGTACACCTGGAGGCGCACACGGTGTACCGTCTGCAAGCAAGGGCGGATAGACAAATCAGTTCGCGATAGCTGATTTCCGGGGATCGGAATAAGCGTCTAACTGCAGTTTCCCGTAACCCCTATTCTGGGGGGCATGGTCGCAGACTGCAATCTCGCTCGCGTGCGGTGGCTTCATCACATCATTGATGAATACGAGACCGCGTTACGCAAGAACGTCACCGTCATCGAGGTATCGATTGGCGAGGAACGTGTCCGACTGGATCGTAGCGCCGCCTACGATGAGCTGCGCAAGCTGCGAAGGGAATTGGACCGACTTGAGGGTCGGAGACCACTTTTCAGAGCAGTGAGCAGCGGATGATCTCGCAGCAAGAACCAGGGATTTGGAACCGGATCCAGGGATTTCTATACAGTTACGACGGAGCGGAGACGTCGAAACGGCGGAAGTCGCCTGCTCAACGCATCAAATCTCCTGACGATGGACTCACTGTAAGTAAGCGTCGTCAGCTCCAGGCGAACACTCGCGACCTCCAGAAGAACTTTTCTGTCGCAGCGTGGGCGATTCGTCGCCACCTGGACTACGTCAGCGCCGTTAACTTCGAGGCAAATAGCGGAGACGACGTATTTGACAGAGAGCTAGAAGACTTCTATGCGGAGTGGAGTCGCGCAGGTAACTGCGACGTGGCGGGGCGCCACAATCTCCAACGCATGGTGCGACTAGCGGAAGCACGACGCACGGTAGACGGCGACGTCTTCTTTGTGTTGATGTCTTCAGGCCACGTTCAGGCCATCGAGTCTGACCGCGTACGCAATCCGTACAACATCGAGACCAAAGAGGCCGACCAGTGGCGACATGGCGTTAGAACGTCAATTGGGGGTCGTCTCAGGGAGATCGCAGTACACAAGCGTCTCGTCGATGGATCGTACGAGCATGAAAGAAACATTGTCGCACGCAACGTGATTCAACTCGGTTACTACGACGAGTTCGATCAACGGCGCGGCGTGTCCCCGATGGCGTCTGCGGTGAACGCCTTCAAGGACTTGTCTGAGAACTTCGACTTCGCACTGGCCAAGGCGAAGTTGTCTCAGCTATTCGCAGTAGCGATGTACCTGTCTGATGACTCCCCTCTCAAGGACGACGATGACGGAGGGGAAGTGGGTCTAGGAAATCAGGTCCGCATGTTTGATGGTGGTCCGGACGACAAGATCGAGGTGCTTGAAAGCAAGAACCCCTCGTCGGAGTTCCAGGCGTTTCAGCAGCTGGTAACAGAATCAGCGCTGAAGAGCTTGGACATACCGTTCTCGTTCCACTCAGAAAACTACTCGACGTTTTACGGCAGTCGCGCATCACATCTCGAATATATCAAGGCGTGCAAGTCGAAACGCGAGGACATTGCGGAATTCCTAGAACGACTCTTTCGGTGGCGAATCGCCGTCGCATTGAGAAACAGGGAACTGAGATTGCCACGGTCTGTGGCGCTCAGGGACGTGCAGTTGGAATGGATTCCAGCTGGCGTCCCGTGGTGGCGACCACTCGAAGAAACCAAAGCGGACCAGCTTGCCGTCGAGGCGAAGTTCAAGACTCGCTCACAGATCTGCAGGGAACGCCTCGGCAAGTCGTTCCGTGAAGTCGTGGACCGACTCGCAGAAGAGGAAGAGTACATGCGAAGCAAGGGCCTGACCGTGACGGTTACCGACCCTTCGCAGCAGCAACCTCAGCAGCAAGCGGATCCCGAAGAACCTGAAGACGACGACGACGATCAGGACGAGGTCGTCGAGGACCAAGACGACCAAGAAAACGGAGATGACGATGATTGAAGCGTTGCCGAGTTTTGCTGAATTCAGGTCCATGCCGCAGCGTACGTCGCCTCAAGGTGTTGATCGCACCAATAAGGTGGTGATGGGTGCCAAGGTCATTGAGGCAGGCGACCTGAACGACAGTCGCACCTGGACAGTGGACGACGAGACGCTGCATCAGGTTGTAGAGCTTGCTGCGAATCAGAAGCGTGGCGTCAAGGCGCGGTTCACCCACCCGAACATGAGCGACGATGGACTCGGAAACTACCTGGGAAGGTGGCAGGGTTTTTATGTGCGTGATGGCGCAGTGTACGCGGACCTGCACATTGCAGAGTCTGCCCACGACGTCCCAGGCAAGGGTGACATCGCAACGTACGTCATGGACCTCGCTGAAGAAGATCCAGAGGCGTTCGGAGTATCGTTGGCGACCGTGCTAGACGAATCAATGGTCGAAGGCGACGACGGAGCGCCGCTTCGATTCTCCAAGATCCGCGCTGCGGATTTCGTTGACGAACCAGCTGCTACACGCGGCGGACTGTTTGCAATTTCTGCGGAGGATCCTCGTGATTTGCCCGCAGTCGTAACACGGCTACTTGACACACACTTTGGGAAAAACGCTGACCCTGAAGTTGTGTCGGGCAGATTCCACGAGCTTTTATCCCGCTATTTAGGAACGGAGGTGATCCCAGTGTCACAAGACCAGCGAATCGATGCGAAACCCGAAAACACCCGCGACGAACTCGGACGTTACGTCGAGGCGTTTGGTGATGTAGATGGTGCGAAATGGTACTTGGCGGGAATGTCTTTTGCCGCGTGCTACCAGCAAAAACTGGAAGACCTCGGTAACGAAGACAGTGAGATCATCAAGGGTCTCAAGGACGACCTTGCCGCCGCGACGCAAGAGATCCAAGACCTGAAAGAGCAGATTCAAGCTGCCGATCTTGGCGAGACAGAGGAACTGTCGTCGTCAGACGCTTCGCCCGAAGAAGCACCTCGAAGTAAACGTTTCTCCGAAATCATTCGGATCCGCAACTAGCAATACCCGACTTACTGAAGGATATAACCAATGGCTGACGATTTTGCTGCTGTAGCAGACTTAGTTGCTAATACTCTCGACATCAGTTCCGCTGAGGTGACGGACCTCCTCGAAGAGGCTCCTCTGGTCCGGCGACTGCCTGTCATTCCTAGTAGTAATGGTGAGCAACACAAATACGTGAAGCTCACTCAGAATCCGGTAACGGGATTCCGGGCCGAAAACGCCGGGCGCGCTTTTGACCATTCAGTCGATTCGTTAGTCACCATCGATCTGAAGATCATCGACTTCAGCTGGGGTGTGGACAAAGCGGTCGCGGACAGTTGGATGAAAGGCCCGCAGGACTACATCGCTCGCGAAGGCCTGCGGCACTTGCGTTCCGCTCTCTTCAAGATCGAGAAGCAGGTTCTCAATGGAACCGTGAGTCCTGGCGATTCAGACGGGTTCTCGGGTTTTGCATCTGACGCCGCGTTGAACGCGCCGGCAGACGCAATGGTCACAGACGACGGCGGAACCGGTTCGGACGTCATGTCCGTCTACCTGTGCCGCGTGGGATCTGACGACGTCTCTCTGGTCATGCGTGGCGACACGCCGATCCAGTTGGGCGAAACCATCGTTCAGGACTGGAACGTCGCCAGCAACCAACACTTGCCGATGTACTACACGCCGGCAACCGCATGGGTTGGACTCCAACTCGGGTCCGCGCAAAGCGTAGCACGCTTGGCGAACATCGAAGCTGCCACCACAGATCTCGATGACGACAAGATGTACGACCTCATCAAGCTGTTCCCGTCGGAGCGGCAACCCAACCTGTTCGTGATGAATCGAACCGCTCTGGCATCGATCCGGAAGAATCGCACAGCGACATCTCCCTCGGGAGCCCCCGCTGCACGACCGACCGACATCGATGGCATCGAGATCATCGTCACTGACGGTTTGTCTGAAACGGAGGCAGCTATCTCCTAATGACACTTCGCTCATTAGTGACGGGAGCCCTTGACGTGATCCGCGATGTAGGTGGTGAAACCATCACCTACAGCGACGGATCGGGGACAGTGTCGTTGACCTGTGCGGTCGCTCGAAGTGAGTTCGAGACCGTGGACATGAACGGGATAACCGAACGTGTCGAGATGCGAGACTTCCTCGTAGTCGCGTCTGACTTGGTGATAAGTGGGTCCGCTGTGACGCCGTCACGCGGGCACACCATCACCTGGGATTCCGGAACGTATGAGCTTATGTCTCCTGGACGAGAACCTGTCCACGAGCACGTAGATCAGCATGCGTACATGTTCCGGATACACACGAAGCGAACTGCGTAATGGCAGCGAAAATACTAGAAGTAGCTGACGCAATGGTGACTGCCTTGAACGACGAGTCGTTCTCGCAGTCATTCACAGCTGTGCGTGACTACCTCTACGACCTTGACCTGCCAACGCACAGTTCTCTTCACGTAGCAGTGTGGCCATCGAGCATTACTACCGAGTCGCACGCGCGACACGGAGTGCAGCGAGACATCTCAATCTTCGTGCGTGTTGCAAAGAAAATCACGGCGACGAACGCAGCTGCTCGTAAATCGTCGATTGATCCACTGATGACGTTAGTGGAAGAGATTAGCGACTTTATCGAACCGACTGACACCACTGACGAGCTTGCTCCGGACGGTGCGTCCTGGGTGAACACTGAAACCGGTGACATCGACTTCTCGCAGCTGGACGAACTCAATCAGTTTTCCGTGATTAACACCTATACCTTCCGCACCTTCAAGTGATGAGGAACGAAACATGACATATCGTGGTGGAACAGCGAAATTGTATTACAACGCTCCAGGATCAGGGTGGGACGACGGGGAAGATCTTCCCGGTTCGCCTACGTGGGTAGAGCTAAAGCGTATCGTGGACGTGAGCTTTGAAGGGGACGCTGGGTCTGCAGACGTATCCTCTCGCGAATCCGACTGGGAACTTACGGTCCCGGCGCTCAAGAACGGTCGCATCAGTTTTGGCTTCAGGCCTAAAACGGGAACTGACGCTCCCTACGAAGTGTTGGCGAATGCGTTCTTGAACGATACCAAAATCCTGTTTGCGATGATGGATCAGAATATTGCGACATCGGGAGCAAAGGGGTGGCGTGTTATTTGCCGCGTGGAATCGTTTGGCGAAGAGCAACCCAATGCTGACGGTGCCATGATTAACGTGACACTAGCTCCATGCCCGGCGTTCGATGCGTCTCACGCCCTGATTGAACCTGCTCGCCTGACTACTTCCTAATGAGGACGATATGACCGTACGAATGACGGAAAGTCTCTTCGTGGGAGGCGATCTGCAGTACACCGGCTCGCTTCTTCCTGCTCTAAAGCGATCATCGCTAGAGCAGGAGTCGCTTGCCCTGTACCCAATCCCCTGGACCGCATGGCGTGTCTGGGATGCGTACCACACGAACCTGCCGGGAACGAGTGCAGCGGACGACCTAGCACTCGTAGGCGGCACGTTCGGTTCGGGTGCGCCGTCAATCCAAACGTCGGACCAAAAGAACAATGGTGGTGCAACGAGTCAGTACGCGAGGGCGGTGATAGCACTGCCAGCTGAGTACGACGACGCTGCCGATGTGGTTCTTAGGTTCAACGCTGGTGCGTTAACCACAGTCGCTTCTGTGGCCATGACGCTCGATGTAGAGGTCCATGAACTCGACAACGATGCGACGAGTTCGGCAGACATCTGCACGCAGGCGGCACTGTCCATTAACAACCTAACGCTCGCTGAAAAAGACTTTGCGTTGACTACGACGAGTCTAATAAGCGGCGATTGTTTGGACGTTCGTTTGCATATCTCAATTCACGACAGTGGCACGGGAACTGCCGTGAAGGGCATTGTCGGCAATGCGTATCTCGCTTGCGATATCAAAGGTTGAGTTAACAAGGAGGTGTTATGAGGGCATTCAAGGATGCGGAGGGGCGCGAATGGTTGCTGGAGTTGAACGTCGATAACCTGCGGGAGATCCATGCCCGCACGGAGGTCGACCTTACCCAGTTATTTGCAGACGAAACGGTTGCGTCATCACTGGAGAGAACCTTCGTGATGGCGGACATATTGTGGGTGCTCTGCGAGCCACAGAGGACCATTGACAAGGCCGAGTTTGACCGAGGACTGAAAGGGGATGCCGTCGAAGCCGCCGAAAAAACGCTGATGGAGGCCTTGATAGATTTTTTCCCTTCGAAGCAGAGGGAGATTCTGAGGGCGGCGATGGAGGTTCCCGACGCGGCTCAAGCGGAGATGCAGAAGGAGCTGGACAAGACTCTGACTCGACTGAAGGAAAAGGGGGAGATACGTTCGACGTCTGGAAGCGAATCGACGAGTACGCCGGAATCGTCGGAGTCGATCCCGGTCGGCTCACCTTGAGGCGTTTGCAGGCAATGGCACTCGCGAAGCAAAAGGCTACGTGGGAGCAAACAGCGTGGATAGCGTACCACGTTCATGCGTGGAGTATGGCAAAGAAGAAGATGCCTTACTGGCAGTTCAATCCCTTCAGTGAACCGCAGGTTCCGGGTCGGACGATAACTGAACAGAACTTTGAAGCAGTGACAAACTTTTTCGTTCGCGGCGGAAAGACGGTGGTGATGAAAGCGGACGAAGTTATCGTGGCGAATCCGGAGGACGACTGATGGCGTTGCCTCTTCTCGCAGGGATCGGTCGTCTATTCGCGAAGGGCGTTAGCTCGGCCGCGCGGTCAGCGGTCAAAAGTGCTACGCAGTCTGCAAAGTCTGGTGGCGGTGGCAAAATACCACAGATGCCACAGATGGACCTGACGTTCGACACTAGGGCGCTCGGTTCGTTCCACCTGAACGTAAATATAAACTCAGACGTTTTCGTGTCCGCCAGTGAACTCAATCGCGCCATGGACCGCGCAGAGAAGAAGATGCTCAACGCGACCGGTGCGCACATCATGACCGCAGCTAAGCGGTCGTTGCGTCATCGCAAGACGGTTAGCATCCCCAAGGACATCATGCCGATCTTGAATGATTGGATGATCTCCAAAAACGTCGGAGTTGGGTTAAATCTAGGGCAGCTTGACGCACTAGAGAAGTGGATCCAGAGTCGCCTGAAAAAGGTCGCCCGGAGAATTAAGAACTCAACGTCTAAACCCGGAGATCCGCCTCGGGTCCACTTCCCCAAGACCCTTAAGTACATCTTGTTTGCTCACCAACCAGAGAAGCATCGCGTGATCGTTGGTCCGGCACGTACACCGTCTAAAGCGAATGTCAGGGTGCCGAAAGTGTTAGAGAAAGGGAAGCGGCAGGCAGCGAACTTTATTGACGTCAAGCGACTGAAGACGTGGAATCGCCGGAAGGCACCGACATTCAAGTCGAACGACGACAGGTATTTTTGGCCAGCACGGGTGCTGAAGATAGAGCAGCGAGCGTTCATGTTGCCAGCGTTTAACGAGGTGATTCCACACCTCAAGACGATGAGCAGTAAGACGCCGTGGATAGACAAGGCGCACGTCCGGAAACAGAAGACTAAGAAACCGAGTAGACGCAGGAACCCGCCGAATTGGTCATGGGGTTCGGTGTTTGTCGGACACGGATAAAGGAGAAACGCTGTGGGAATGGCAGGAGCGGTTCAGGCGGGTGGTGCATACGTCGAGGTCGCGGTACGTGGACGCCAAAAAGCAAACAGGGAACTGGGTCGGGTCGAGAAGAGGGTGTCGAAGTTTGGGCGAGCCTGCCGCAAAGCGGGACGCGCTATGCGAGGCATGGCCAGGGGCGCGGGCAAGATTGGCGGAACTGCCATGGGGGTGGCGGGTGGCATGGGCCTGTCCATGGGCGCGGGTGCCGCTGGCAAAATGGCGACGGGGGTGTTCAAGCAGTTAATCGCGTCTGCAAACGAGGCAGAGGCGACATTCACTCGAATGAACATGATCTTCAGAGAGAACTCAGGTGAAGCTGGGGCGTGGGCAGCGAAGATCTCCGACTCACTGAAGCGAACAAAAACGCAGACGGCGGGCACGCTCACGACGTTCCAGACGCTCTTCACGGGTCTCGGTTTCGGGGCGGAAGAGTCGATGGCGCTGAGTAAAGCTACAACTCGATTGTCGTTTGACTTTGGCGCGTTCACCAAGCAGACCGATCCTGAAATGATGCGACGGTTTGTTGCAGCGTTAGCCGGATCGCCGGAAGTGCTCGATCAGTTCGGTGTCAACATTAAGCAGGCAGCGTTGGACGTAAAGCTGCTTGAGCTGGGGATGCGTACGGTCGCTAATGGCGCGACTGAGCAAGAAAAAACAATCGCCCGGTTGTCGATCATTTACGGCGCGATGGGCAAGCAAGGCGCACTCGGCGCGGCACAGAGGATGTCTAGTACGTTCTCGCAAGAAATGACACGGATGAAGAACATGATCACCGAGACTGCTGCAGTCATCGGTGCGCAGATGCTGCCGAAGCTGAAGCCGGTGATCAGTCTTATGCGCGACTTTGCAATCATGATCCGCGACGTGGTGTCGGAGGGAAATCTGTTTGCCGGACTGGGAGACATGTTCGGAAGTACGTTCTCTGATCTGTTCAAGGACTTGCGAGCTGCCGTGGATACGGGCGACCTGAACATGGTCATCGAAATGTTCTGGCTCAAGTTCAAGGAGTTGGGGAAGAAAGGGTTGGTGGCGCTTGGAAACCTGCTCTGGGATTCATTGAAAGCGGCGTTGGGGAAGTTGGTCAGCTTTCTCGGCACGATAACGGGTATTAGCTCATTCCTCGACATCGACGCGATGAGCTTGGCGCTGAAGACAGGCCAGGGTGCGGTAAATGAACGCAACCGGGGTTTGCTCGCGGCGGAAATGGCAGGTGGCATGAGCGCGCGAATGACGGACGAGGAGCGTATGGCAGAAATCCGCAAACGCGGTGCCGAGGCCGCCGAACGTCGCCGCAAGAGAAGCATGGACTACTCGCAGCGAAGTGGTGCGCACGGCGACGAGGCGGGCATGCAGGGCGTGTTCGACAGTCAAGTAAAAAAGATGGCGCAAGCCAAACGCTTGCAGCGTATACAGAAAGAGCAGGAAGCACACGACAAGCTGCTTAAGCAGTTCGGTGAGCAGGAGATACAAGAGGCGTTGAAGACAGGTAAAGCTATTAACCGTGTTCGCATGAACCTGAACATTGAACTGCAGAAGAACATTAAGAAGGCGGTAGACGCACAGAACGCGAATGAACATAACGTCGCCATGCAAAGGGCCAGGAGAATTAGCGGGCAGCTGCAGCTCCAGGAGAAGATCCAGAAGTTCATGGAGACGAGAAAAGGGCTCATTGGGTCCGAAATCGACTCGGCGATGAAAGAGGGTAGAGCACCGGACATGGTGCGTGTCCAGATGCAGCAGGGGTTGTCCGAGTGGACAGACTTGGCGAAGCGGCAGATGGAGCAGACGGGGCGCGTGGACCCAGGCGTACAGGCGCGTATTAAGCAGTTGCAGGGGCGACTAGATACGTCATCGACTCAGGCAGGTGGTGGTAAGCAGTTTAATGCGACCACGAACGCCTTCAAAGCTGCGTTGATGACGGGAGGTGCCGGCACCCTGTTGGCGGAAAACAAAAAGCAAACAAAGCTGCTCGAAAAGATTCGCAACGAAAACATAGCAAGGTGGGCGTAGTCCATGACTATTCGCGTATACGAAGCTGCCCAGGGACGCGACGGTGTTGGTGGTGACAGCATTACCATCACGTTTATCTGCATAGGCACTGACGACGAGCTTCAGGCCTGGGAAGCTACTCGCGAACATGTTTTGGCCGCAGACCTCACCACCTACGACACATTTCTCTTGCAGTCGTTAAAGGTCGAAGAGCGTATTGCGCCAAATGCGTTTCGCTTGCAGGCTTCATATGCGGCAAGGAAGGGCAAACCAAAGGGCGAGGAGATGGCGGAAGTAAACGGGGGCGAATGGTCGTTCTCGTTTGACGGAGGAGGGACGACTGCAATACGGAGTCGGTCGCTCGCTACGGTCGGCGCGTACGGTCAAACGCGCACCGTTCCCAACGCACGCGACGCCACGACGCAAGACAATGGAGGCCTCATAGACCACGACTGGTTTACGGGCGAGACGAAGGGCATAGAGGTTCCGATACCGTCGCTCAACATCAACCTCACCATGCAGCTGCCGCACAGTTCGATAACACCAACATGGATAAACCAAGTGTCGGATTTGGTTGGGTGCGTAAACGACAGGAGAGTTGGCGCATGGAAGAAAGGGGAGCTGCTTTTGCTTCAACCGCAAGGGTCGCAGTCCTCCGAAGGAGAAGTTAGCGTTACCTACAACTTCTCCTTGTCAAGGAAAAGGACGATTGCAGAGAGAGAAGTGTATGGCGCGAACACATTAGCGGGTGCGGCCCACCCCGCGAGGGTAATACCGGAGATAGAAGTGCCACCACATCACGCGGTGTGGTACTTGATAACACACCCGCTAATGGTCAAAGCAACCAACAAAAAGCAACGGTTTCCCGTGGCGGCATACGTCGAGCAGGTTTACCCATATGCAGACTTCCGGATTCTAGGGATCTAAAGAGATGGCACGCACAGGTCCAGTTGAAGCCGGCGACCCGTTGGTAATCCCTGCGGACGAATGGAACCGACACACGCGAGCTGCGGACAGGATCCTCGGACACGAGGACACAACCAAGCAGAGGGAGTCGAGGGGGGCGGGGGATCATGTATATGTCCAGAACGAAGGCAGTGCCGATCTGGATATTTACGAACCTGCGATCATTACAGGAGTGGTGTTCGCGCATCCCGAAGACGATGAGGACACATACAGCAATGAGTGGAACGAGGAGTGGGTGCTGAAAGTCAAACCCCCTTCCGAGATAACGGACGCGGAATGGAAGGCGAGCTATCAATGGCACCAGTTTGTAATTACACAGGAACCGATTGCCGCTGATGATGCAGGGCGGGTGATGATCTCCGGTATCACCCCGTTCAAGATCACGTCGTCGTCTGGCTCAGCACTCAGCGCGGAAACACATTTGCGGTGGAAGGATGACCTCGATTCATTAGAGGCCGATACATACGGTCCCGCGAGGATACTGTATATGCGAACCGGTGCGGCGACAGGTTGGGGACTAATCCAGTTTCCCGTTACCGAGGCGAAATTGTGGTCTGGCACATTGACCGAAAATATGGGTGCGACGACATCAGGAGAAGCCAGTTGCACGATCCACCATAACGACGCGAGCAGCAACTTTGGTTCTGTTAACGTCCAGGCAATGGATACGTCGTCAATTTTCGCAACACTGTCTTCGGGCGCGAAAGTGTTGTTGATGCAAAACGGTAGCGAATTTCGACTCATACAGGCAGGTTGCTAATGGGTTGGTTTGGTCCCTGTAGAGACGAATGTGGTTGCGACAAGACTCGCGACGACTTCACGGGTTCGTCACTTGATTCCGGCAAGTGGAACGAGTGGGACTCGTCAGGCGCGTGCGCGCACGACGGGACGTTTCGCATACAGAGCGACCGACTAAATCTGTATGGCGATTCTAGTGGCGACGGACTGACGATAAACACAGTCGCCAAGACTGACATGCAGACCAGCGCTGCACCAAGTGCCCAGCGAGTCGAGGCAATAATCAAAAGGTCGTATACCGGACACACATACCGGATCATGGCCAATTGGGTAAAGGTTGACGGCGGCGATTATGGAAACAACGACAGGTATATCTATGCCGAGTTCGTCGATTCCACAGGCGACGATGTGACTTTGACAATCGGTCTCGGCAGCTGCATGACGTCGACGCAGGAATACGGATCCGAGACTCGTGAGTTGAGCTTGACCTCTGGACAAGAGATGGTTTTATGCCTGTATGTCAGGGACACTGGCGTCGCCTCTGACGGAACCACTCTCGATGACGTTATATCTGCAACCTTATCAGCAAGGACTGCGGACTATTCTTGGGGGTCGGGGTCGGGAGTTCAGGAAATGGCAGTCTCGACCACTGACTACGCAGCTCTCAATGACAACGACGCCGGTAACGCAAGGGCGGGTATCGGAGGCAAGCTGACCGGATCAAACTACACGACGATTGATTCAGATTGGTTTGTCGAGGAATTTACATTCGAGATTGGCAACATAGACAATGGCGAGAAGAAAAACGCATGTGGTGCATGCTACGGAACCCTGAACCTGTGTGGGGCCTGCGATGAGGGGAAGAATGTCGACACACTTAAGGTAGTCATTCCTTCTGGGTCCCCAGCGTATGCCGGGACACACATACTTACCTTCGGAGGAGCTTACGGGGGATTTGGTGGGGCGGGGGAACTAGGTACTACGTGTTGTTATTACAAATACGAAGAAGACTCGTGCCCGACATCACTCCCGCTGTGCGATCCAAGACCCCTTAGTGGACTTGGGGTATGTGTGACGCTTTATCAGAAAACTGGAACTACACAGCTGTGGGTAAAAGTAGGTGTGTGGTTCATGGCGGGGGAGGATGTGGAGGCGTATGGGTGGCCCTACTGTGGACTCTCAGCCCCCCAGTACTCCGTTTATGAAAATACTGGACTGACGTGGTCCGAGAGAGTGGATTGTGTCGAAATATTCGGGGGGTCTGGCGTCAGTGTTCCTTGTGGGGCCGATGGCGGCAGAAGTGGCGATTGGTATTGGTTTATCGGTCGACCGTGTACTGATTGCGAGGGTCCAGCTACGGTTGTCGCGATATGAAATTTCAATGCACTAAGTGCAAGTTGCATATACCGATGGAGGAGTCGGATTGGCCGCTGCGTTGTCGCTGCGGAGTGAGGTATGATTCGCCGGACGATCCGGGGAAAATGGTAGAAGTGAAGTCGAAGGGTTTGGGGGATACCCTCGCGAAAATTACAGGAAAGATGGGAGTGAAACAGTGCGGAGGGTGCAAGAGTCGTCAGAGAACTTTGAACAAATGGTTCCCGTACAAGAACGATTAGTGCGCTCGTCATCGCGTTGACCCTCCCCCGTGCCCCTCCGTCGCGCGGTGGCGAGCGCCAAAACCAGGAGTGTGTTATGGCGCAGGACGAAGCTAATGGCGGATTGCTCGGATCGAAACTAGGCCAAGGTGGAGTGCTAGGATCCCTAGTAGCGCTAGTTGCCCTGCAGGGCTTCAGCGCGGTGAATCCGGACGACGGTGTGAAGGAGAATACGCGCCTCATCCGCGAGATCCAGAAGGAACAGTCTGAGCTTAACTACTCGATCCGCGCGCTCCGGACTAGTTTAGATAGACTTAGCCTTGCTATCGAAAAGATGGACTCACAATGAGGCTAAATCTCGGCGGCAAATACTGGTATTACCGCGAGTCGAGATCGATCACCTGGGACGGTCGCGAGTTGGTGGGTCTGTGCAAACTGTCTCCGCGACGTGAGATAGTAATACTGAAGACCAAGAATCAGACGATTCAGCTCGACGCCATCATTCACGAATGTTTGCACGCACTCTCGTGGTCGCATGGTGAAGACGCAGTGGCGACGATAGCGGAGTCCGCAGCTAACGTACTGTACGAGGTCGGGTTACGAAGGTCGAAGGACTCGTGTGACCGCGCGTGTGTAACGAAAGTTAGGACTCTGCTGTATAATGTACTGAGGGCGTCTCGATTCCACTTGGATGTCGACGACGGTGCCACCTTGGCAGCACGGGATATTTCGCATGTCCTTTGTAGATTGGGGTGGCAATGGCGAGGCAAAAAAAGCGACCCTGGCGAGTAACGCGAACGTCGCGTAATGTATACGAAGTCCGCTTCGACATCTCTGGTGGATCGCAGTGGTCGCAAGACGTACTGCTTATATCAGACTGTCATTGGGACAACAAACATTGTGATCGAGAGCTGCTCGCTCGGCACATGCAGCAAGCTGTTGACAGGGACGCACCAATTATCTGCGTCGGAGACTTTCTTTGTGCGATGCAAGGAAAGTGGGATCCGCGACAGAGTCGAGACGCGCTCAGGCCTGAGCACGCGAAGGCAGACGATTACCTGGACTCCCTGGTATCAACCGCCACGGAGTGGTTGGCACCGTACGGAAAGCACCTCGCAGTCATAGGGCAGGGTAATCATGAGACGGCGATCATCAAGCGCCACGAGACCGACTTGATCGAACGGCTCGCGTACGCTCTACGTTCGCAGCACGGTGCGATTACCCAATCGGGAGGATACGCGAACTGGTTCCGTATGATGTTCCAGCGAGGAAAATGGAGCTACTCGGAGGTCATGTACGCGCATCATGGATTCGGTGGTGGTGGTGAGATCAGTCAAGGCAAACCAGACTTTGCGAAACTCATGCTGCAGGTGCGCGCCGATGTCTACTGCGCGGGTCATATTCACCGTAAGGAAGCGTGGCCGCACTCGTACGCATACCTGTCTCAGAACGGTGCCGTAAAGCAGTCGGTCGTCCACAACATTCGACTCGGAACATACAAGGACGAGTACATCGACTCTAGCGGTGGGTATCACATCGAGAAGGGTCGAGGTCCGCGACCATTGGGTGGCTACTGGTTGCGGTACGAACTCGGAAAGCAAAGGGAAGTCTACCGCACAGCAATCGAGGCGATCTGATGTTGTTTATCGCATTACTGCTCAACTCGATTCCGCTCGGTCGTCCAGTGATCGATCACGTTGACGTCATCGAAATCAACATGTTCTACGATCCGGAGCACGTTGATGAAAACAACGACGTCGAAGTGCGTACGCAGATTCTGTTCTGGGAGGTCGGAAAGGACAGCGAACTGCACATCGTCGATTGGCGGTGGTGGGACAATGAGGAGGTCCATCGTGACGACAGCGGTCGCTTGAAACTTGTCTTCCACGATAAGAAGACAGGACTGCTGCGTGTTGTGTATTGCAAGACATACATTGCGACCCTGACAGCGTTTGATCCAGAGGAGGTAGACAGGAAGCGAAGAGGACCGTTTCGACGCAGGAAGCTGCAGAGCATTCAGGAGGTATCACGATGACTTGGGAAGGATATACACGCTCCGGACTAGTTTTGGTGTGCGTACTGATGCTCGCATGGGATGCGTTAATTATCTCGATTGGTCAGTACGACGCGACGATCAGTGTCATCGTCTACCGCGAGTCGAAGAAGCATCCACTCATTCCATTCCTGCTCGGCATGGTGATCGGTCACCTGCTATGGCAGATTTTTGAGCACCCATAGACGCGGGTGGCGTCCCGGTATATTATCCACACACTTGTTCCCGGTGCGTGTATGTGATGTCCACGCACCACCGACCTCACCGATTGTTTCGGTGAGGTTTTTTTGTGCGCGGTCGCGATGCCACAAACCCTGTGGCATTGCCACAAAGCATGTGGCAACTCCACCAGACTTTAATCTTTTTGCGAAAAAACTGTTGACGTAGACTGCCGAGTGTGTAAAATGGTCGACGAAGGGCAACGAACGCAACCAACAGGAGACAGATGTGGATAACAGTGTCATAGAGTCAATTTCACCGAAAGCGTTTGCCGCAAGGCACCGAGTCGCAGTGGAGAAGGTCTACAAGTGGATCGAGGCGGGGGAATTGCGCGCCATCAACACATCAACGAGCACTGATATAAGGCCGCGATATTCGATCCTGATGTCAGACGTCGAGAAGTTTGAGGCGCAGCGTGCATCTGGAGCAGTCAGTGAGTAGCGACCCAAAACCGTGGGCGAGGTTGGTTACCAGGGAGGGATTGAAGTACTACGTCAATCCGCACGGTAAGCTGATCGCGAGTCATTTATGCACCTGCGGAGTGATATATGATGCGAGGTGCCCGGTCGTGATCCACCAAGAGAACGCTCGGGAAGAAAAGCAGGAGGGCACAACTGCAGCAATTGTCGCTCACACGCGATTGCTGGAACGGCATCGGAGGCTACGGAAAAAATGGAGAACGGAATAAGGATAATCGAGTCGGTGCATCCGCACAGTGACGTCGATACGTTGGCGGTGATTCTAGTCTGCGGAGAGGACGAACCACTCAGGGCGCTGCCCATGGTGTTCGATGGCGCGGACAGTGCGGAGAGGTTCCTCCACTTCCTAGAGGTGGATCCAGTCGCGGCGATTCCTGATCTGCTGTGGTCGGAGTACGGCAGGTGGTTGGAAATCGAGAACCAGGGGTTCGTGAAGATATGAGCGATGAGCTGATTCAGCTCCTCGTGTGCATATTAGCGTTCCCGGTGTGTTGGTTCGCGAATTATCTATACGAGAGAGTATTCAAATGAACCCGTGAGGGACTCGAACCATGAGTGATGGGGTTAACAGTGACGAGTTTGTTATATGCCGGCACTGGGACATGCCGAATAGCAACACGTTTTTAATCCCCTCGATCAAGGCGATAGTTTGCGATTTGGTTGGCGACGGAATTGGTTGGTTAGATCCATTCGCAAATGCAAATAGCTTTGCGGAAACTACCAACGATCTGAATGAAAGGATGCCAACCGACTATCATTTGGATGCGCTAGACTTTTTGAAACTATACGACGATTGCAGTGTTTTGGGCGTTTTGCTCGATCCTCCTTACTCCGCTCGTCAGGTGGTTGAGGTATACGAAGGGTATGGCCGCACAAAACAAATAGCGGCAGTAAATCGCGAGGCAGCACGGGTCATCAAGGTCGGGGGGACCGCTGTTTCGTTCGGGTGGAATTCGAATGGTATTCCCAGGTCACAGATGTTCAAGACTGTTGCGGTTCATCTGGTGGCACATGGCGGCTCCCATAACGACACGATCATAACCGTACAAAACAAGGTTAGCCATCAACATGAGTTGTTCTAGCGAGGGGTAGAGAGTGTGCAAATGAACAGCTGCGACGTTCGCAGCGACGCGCGGACGCAGGGGTGCCCTGCGTTCACGCTGAGGTAATCACGGAGGGTGCCGTCGTGGCGTATCGTCGCGGCGGCTCGGAGGTGGCGGGGGAGAGCGCAGGAGGCGCTCTCCCTCGAAC